AAAGTCATTAATATCTATAATGTCTAAACTTGCTGATGCAAAATATCGTTTTGGTTTTACTGGAACACTTGATGGAACACAAACTCATAAATGGGTTCTTGAGGGATTGTTTGGTGCTTCGTATAAAATCATTCGTACCGAAGAGTTAATGGCGAAGGGTCATGTTGCTAAACTGGATATCAATGTACTTCTACTGAAGCACCCAGCACATAAATTTGAAAACTTTGAAGAAGAAGTTCAATATATTATCAATCATGAACGTAGAAATAAGTTCATAAGAAATCTTGCACTAGATCTTAAAGGTAATACTTTGGTTCTTTTTGCGAGAGTTGAGGGTCATGGTGAGCCACTATATCACATGATAAATAATAATACGGTTGATGAAAGGCAAGTATTTTTCGTTCATGGTGGAGTAGATACAAAGGATCGAGAAAAAGTAAGGGAGATTACTGAACAAGAGAATAATGCAATTATTGTTGCATCATATGGAACATTCAGTACAGGAATTAATATCAAAAATCTCCACAATGTCATTTTTGCTTCTCCATCCAAATCTAGAATTCGGAATCTCCAGTCTATTGGAAGGGTGCTTAGGAAAGGTAATAACAAGACCAAGGCAACTCTCTATGACATTGCTGACGACATATCCTACAAATCCAGGAGAAACTATACACTTAATCATCTAATCGAAAGAATTAAAGTTTATAACGAAGAAAATTTTAATTACGATATTGTAAACATACCGATAAAGAACTAATGGGAGATGAATTTTACGCAATTATAAAACTAGTATCTGGTGAAGAAGTACTGTCACTTATTTCTATTGATGAGAATGATGGTGATCCTTTGATTGTGATGCAGAATCCAATTACAATGAAACTTCTACATTCTCAACATGGAATGCATGTTAAAGTTAAATCATGGATGGAATTAGCATCTGATGATTTCTTTATTGTAAGACCTGATAAAATTCTTACCATGACAGAAACTCGTGATAAAAGAATGATTGAGATATATACAAACTATATTGAAGATGAAGATGATATGGACGTTTATAAACCTCAATCTTCCTCTATTGAAAAACCTAAAGGTGTTGTTAAACCTTCTAGAAAGATGGGATACTTATCAACGGTAGAAGAAGCAAGAAAGTCTCTAGAGAATATCTTTAAACTTGAAGATACTAAAGAAAGCTAAGCCCCTCTCTTCAACCCTAACAAAGGTATTCTACTCATAATCGAGAGTTCTGTCAAGCCCCCTTAAAAGTGTGGTATAATTAAGAGAACTTATACTTAAAAGAGTAATGGATTATGCCCAAGAAGAAATCAGAACATTATGTAAACAATAAAGAGTTATTGGAGGCAATGATTGTCTATCGAACCAAGGTAGAAAAATCATACATGAAGACTTTCAATAAAGATCTCACTGAGTTTCCGAAACAGGAAAGAGGAAAAAAATGGGAAGGTAAACCACGTATTCCAGACTATCTTGGTGAGTGTTTTCTTAAGATTGCGACACACCTCTCATACAAACCCAACTTTGTGAACTACATGTTCCGTGAAGATATGATTTCTGATGGGATAGAAAATTGCGTTCAATACATTCATAATTTCGACCCAGCAAGGTCTACGAACCCTTTCGCATATTTTACCCAGATTATACATTATGCCTTTCTGAGACGCATACAGAAGGAGAAGAAGCAGTTGGAAATTAAAACTAAGATTATTGAGAAGACTGGATTTGATGAAGTAATGGTTATTGACGATAGCTTGCTTTCTGGGCATAGTTCAGAGTACAACTCTATCAAAGATGCAATTCAATATAAGAATAGGTAGAGCACCAAAGTGTATAAATAACTATAACACTATGGAGCACTATGCCGAACCAATATTCTGGAGTTGGAAGACAAAATAGATTACAGGCAATAGAAGAAGGTAAAAAAACTTATATTGGTTCTACTGCCTGTAAACATTGTGGTAGTTGTGAAAAATATGTTTCTAACTCGTCTTGTGCTCCTTGTGCCGTAGAAAATGGTCTGAAGAAACTTAACGATAATGAGTTGATGAAACCTTATAGGACTAAGGAGAAAACCAAAAAAAGATTGGATATATGGAGAGAAGAAAATCCTGAAAAATATCAAAACCAATATAAAAATGATATTGCCAGACAAAAATCTAAAGAATACTATCATAACAATAAGGAAAATGTAAAAGATACTTATCTACAAACAAATTATGGTATCACTTTAGAAGATTATAATTTTTTATTAGAAGATCAAAACAAAAAATGTAAAATATGTAATAGTGAATGCTCTACTGGAAAAAGTCTAGCAGTAGACCATAACCACGAAACTGGCAAAGTTAGAGGATTATTGTGTAAAAATTGTAATATTGGTTTGGGAATGTTTTTTGATAACATTGACTTTCTTGAGTCTGCCGTGCTATACTTGAAATCTAGTTAAGACTTACTATGCGCATCGGCTTAATTTCTGACACCCATTATGGGGTAAGAAAAGGTTCCAAGCACCTACATGATTATTTTGAGAAGTTCTATGATAATGTATTCTTTCCTGCCTTAGAAGAACATGGTGTGGAGGTAGTTGTTCATATGGGAGATGCTTTTGATAGTCGAAAGTCGATTGACTATCAAAGTCTTCAGTGGGCAAAGAGAGTTGTGTTTGACCGACTCAAAGATTACAAAGTGCATATGATTGTGGGAAACCATGATACATATTTTAAAAACACCAATGAAGTTAATTCTCCAGGTTTGCTTCTATCTGACTATAATAATATTTCTGTATATGATCAACCTACCGAAGTAAATGTTGGTGGATTAAATATATTATTTTTACCTTGGATTAATGCTGATAATGAGAAAGTATCTATCGAAACTATTAAAAAGACAAATTGCCGTGTGTCGATGGGGCATTTGGAACTCTCAGGATTTAGAGTTAATCGACAAATCATCATGGAAGACGGTATGGACTGCAAATTATTTGACAAGTTCGAAAAAGTATTTTCGGGACACTATCACACTCGATCAGACAACGGAAAAATCTTCTACCTAGGAAATCCTTATGAGATGTATTGGAATGATGTAAATGATACAAGAGGTTTTCATATCTTTGATACGGAAACCCTCACTCATACCCCAGTTAATAATCCTTATAAATTATTTTATAACATCTATTACGAAGATACCAATCATAAACTCTTCAATGCAACTGAATATGAAAACAAAATTGTAAAGGTTATTGTCCGTAAAAAAACAAAACCCAAAGATTTTGAGAAGTTTATTGATAAACTTTATACCGTTGGAGTTCATGATTTAAAAATAATTGAAAACTTCGAAATTCAAGAGTCTGAAGAATTTGATATTGATGAAGAAGAGAATACACTTTCAATTCTAAATCGTTATATTGATGAATCAGAATTTGATCTTGATAAAAACATCATCAAAGGTATCTTTCAAGATTTGTATAGTCAAGCTTGCGAAGTGGAGTAAATGTATCTTCTAACTCTCAAAGATGGTAAAGATGACGGTGCTTATGCCGTTCAGGATAAGCACGGACATAAAGTGTTATTTTTGTTCGAAGAAGAAGATGATGCCGAAAGATATGCTATGATGCTATATGACGAAGAAGATGCTGATATGGATATTGTAGAAGTTGATGATGAACTTGCTATAAAAACTTGTAAACATCATTCCTACAAATATACTATAATCACTCCTAATGACATTGTGATCCCTCCTAAGAATGATAACCTTCAAAAAGATTAGATATAAAAACTTTCTAAGTTCCGGCAATCAATTTACAGAGATTGATTTTCAACAAAATCATACTAATTTGATTATTGGAACAAATGGTGCAGGAAAGAGCACTATGCTGGACGCAATCTGCTTCTCCCTGTTTAACAAGTCGTTTAGGAAAATTACGAAACCGCAACTTGTGAATGCTACGAATGAGAGGGATTGTTTAGTAGAGATTGAGTTCTCTGTGAATAGTCGTGACTATTTGGTTCGTCGTGGAATCAAACCGAATATCTTTGATATTGAGGTGAATGGTAATCCACTTCATAAGGAAGCAGATGATCGTGCCAATCAACGCATTCTTGAGGAAAGTATTCTTAAGGTGAATTACCGTAGTTTTGTTCAAATTGTTATACTTGGTAGCAGCACCTTTGTCCCCTTTATGCAATTGACGACTGCCAATCGTCGTGAGGTTATTGAAGACCTTTTGGATATTCGTATATTCTCTGCGATGAATAGTCTGATTAAAGATAATATTCGCACAAAGAAAGAGCAAATCAAATCTTTAGATATTAAAAAAGATAATCTTAAAGATAAGATGAAGATGCAGGAAGAGTTTATTGATGAACTCGAAAGTCGTGGTAATGCAAATATAAAATCCAACAATGATAAAATTGACAAGTTAGATGGTGAAGTCGAAGTTTATATGAGAGATAATGCTGTCATAGAAGAAGACATTCATAAATTCACAAAAGAACAGGAAGAAGTTATTGGCGCTCGTGAAAAGTTATCAAAACTAAACAATCTTAAAGGTAAAATTTCTCAGAAGGTTGCAACCATTACTAAAGAGCATAAGTTCTTCACAGAAAATACGGTCTGCCCTACCTGCACACAAGACATAGAAGAAGAGTTTCGTGTAAATAGAATTAGTGACGTTCAAAATAAAGCAAAGGAACTCAAAAAAGGTTATGAAGATCTTGAAGAAACAATCAAGTTCGAACAGGAACGAGAACGTCAATTCAATTCCCTATCTAAGGAGATTACAAAACTAACGCATGGCATTTCTCAAAACAATACTCGGATTTCCCTCAACCAGAGACAAATCAGAGATCTTGAACATGAAATTCAAACTATTACCAGTAACCTACAAAACAGAAATACTGAAAATGAGAAATTAGATCAGTTTAAAGACAATCTCCAAAAGACAATTGAATATCTTTCAGAAAAAAAACAAGAAATCGTTCATTACGATTTTGCCTATTCCCTTCTTCGGGACGATGGCGTAAAAACAAAAATCATCAAGAAGTATCTTCCATTCATCAATCAACAGGTTAATCGTTATCTTCAAATGATGGACTTCTACATCAACTTTAAACTTGATGAGGAGTTCGGTGAAACCATTGAGTCACCTATTCACGAAAACTTTTCTTATAGTTCTTTTAGTGAAGGT